GTACGCCTCCACGCCTTGGTTCTTCAAGGCACCCTTAATGGGTACGGTGGTACGCATTTCCATGGCCTTCTCGTCCAGGTCATCTCTGACATGAGCGATGATGATCACAGGCTTCTTGAACTGCACCACATGCTGCTGCATGAGGGTCTTGAAGAACTGATTGTAGTTGCCCCACCCAGCCATGGTGTTGGCCGAATTCACCACGTACATCGTCTCGAACATATCCATCAGGAACGAGAGACTGTCGATGACGATACCATGCACATCAGGATTGTCGGTGCCATGCTGGAAGGCTTCGAAAACCTGATACGGATCTTCGATCCTGAAGTTCTGGAACTTGTTCTTGAAGGGCAGGCGCTTACCTGCTTCGGTATTCAGGTAGAGCCAGTTTTCTTGGTTCCGAATGTTCTGCAAACTGGCGCTCTTGCCGGTACCGGAGTAGCCACAGATCAGGATGAGTTGATCGTTCATGTCGTCAGACATTCTTCAACTCCACAAACCGACCATCGATGAAGTCTTCGAGGGGTCGTGCCCAGACCGTAGTGTGGTTGTCGTTACCGACTTCCATGTACATGACCAGCGTGCACATATCGTGCTGGCCTTCGATCTGAAGCTTCGCGTCAGTGCCGACCACGACGTAGGTCGTGCCCCGCTTGAGATGACGCACCAGCATACCAGGGTACGGTTTCATGTGGATCTGCTCATCCGCTTGCTGACGGTTTGAAGGATGGTGTTATGGATTTCGGTATCAGAAAGCCGGTTAGCGAGCTTCTCATTGAAGCTCAAAACCTGCTGGCTGATCGTCATGAAGTCGAGGCCCGAATCCACCAGAGCCAAGGCAAACTTGAGCATCTGGTTGTTCCTATTCCCGGACTCGATCCTCTGAGCAAACCACCGTTCAAGGTTGTCCAGAGATTGGATGTTGGCGTTGTTAGCTTTCCACTGTTCGTTCTTAGTGGTCTTGGGAATGAAGGCCAGGGCATCGATCATATCGGCTTCAAGGTTGTACTCGAAGCTACCCTTGTCATAGCTCTCCCACTTCCTTGCACGCTGAATGGTGGACTCGTCGCATTCGAAGGGGAGCCATGAAAGCACGTTGAGCATGAACTCCTTGTACTCGTCGGAGTCCAGGTACAGCGTGTAGTTGATCGGAAGGATCATCCTGAAGCGGTTGGCTTCTTCAGTGTGACGCTTGGTGGTGTAGGTCAGGAACTTGTATTCACGCATAAGCTCCTGAGCCAAGGTCAGGCTGGTTCCCTTGTCCACATCGATGACGATGAGGTTGAAGCCAGGAACAGCATTCTCCTCAGCCCTATGACCATTCTTGAAGTGGTGGTTGCACCAGTGCATTCCTGGTTCTTGGGTCAGGTTGTGAAGCTCGCTGAAAGGCACAGACTCGTTCTGGTAATTGTAGGCCCAGTTGTCGCTGTACGAGATCTTCACCTGATCGAGATCGGTGATCTCAAGGGTCTCACCCTTGAAAAACTCAATACCGTCCTCGAACCGCTTCTTGATGATGATGTGCTGCTTGTATCCCCAGGCCATGGCCATGGTCATCATCTCGTTGCGAGCAGCCGTACCTGATTTGTAGAAGGGAAGAGCTTCATTCAGGTCAGCATGAGTGACTTCGTTCTCTGTGCCAGCAATATACTTGGCCAGCTTCACGTAGGTCTTTTCACGCTTGAGGATGCTCTGGAAAGCCTTGCCGGATTCTTCGATCAACAGGATGGCCTGCATGAGATGGTTCATATCGATCTCAATGCTTTGATCGATGAACGCATAAGCACCAGCAAGCTTGAGGGCACGGAAGTACCGATGGGAGATCTCGGACTTCTGAACCTCCTTGTGATCAGGCATCTCCTCGGCAGCTTTCTCACAGGCGATCTTATAGCGCAGGAGAGTGATGCCAACGTCATCGCTGACAGCCAGCTTCCAGCCGAAAGAAGCAGGATCAGCGAGAGTATGGAAAAGCTGAGAGTACTTGGTGATGGTGGCGTTGTTGTCGGTCTTGATGGACCGAGCGTACATCTCCTCAGGAGACTGCGTGTGGAACGCCTTACGCTGCTGTACGCCGAGGCCGAAGATGCAGCGACGGGCGTAGCCCGTTTCAAGAAACGAGTAGAACTGATCCTCGGTCTGGCCACCGTCGAACAGCTTTGCAGGGGTACCGAAGAGCAAGAGGTTGGTAGGTGTCTTGCCGTCGATTTCCTCGCCCCGTGTGTTCTCGCTCGTGTTCTTGGTGAGTTTGTTTTTGATGATGCCCTGGTCATACAATTCGAGATAAGCGTTCAGGACATCCACATTGCCGATGAGGTTGGAACCAATCTCATCAATCTGAAGTGAGATAGCTCCTGCATTGGCCAGCAGCAGCTTGTGACGAAGCTGCTTGACGGCTGGAACGGTACCGCTGTCGAAGGTGAATGGGTACACACCAGCACGCTTGTACTCGGTTTCGACCTTCTCAAATTCCTCGTTTGGATCCGAGGCATTACGCAGAGAGCGATCCTGGGCGATATCCCAGAGATTCTTCTCGGCTACGATGGGGAGGGTCTCTTCCATGAACCGTCGCTTGAAACCACGCATGATTTCATTCTCGACGATGTTCACACTGTGACCCTTGCCGAAGCCAGATGTGGCCAAGGCAAGGGCGTAGATGTTGACTGGGATTTCACCACGATCTTTTGTGATGATTGTCACCCGCATGTTGGCTGCCATCTTCCCGAAAAAGTAGGCAACCTCGGTACGGAAAAATCCACGGTCAGTGTTTGAGGTCTTGTTGCAGAGAACATTCACGATGTCCTCAAGAGCCTGATTGTGGGTGATCCCAGACAGGTCGATCATGGCTTGAACCATTTATCCTTCTGACGACAGATTTCGAAAACCTCGCAATACTCACACCGCTTAGGCTCACCCGGCACTGGAACCACCACACCCTTACCTGCTTCGCTGAGATACTTGTTGGCATCATGCAGCGTGTCGAAATTCTTGGTAGAACGTCCTGACGTAGCAGCAGGGTTGGCATAGTACTTATACTTTGGATCAGACATCCAAAGCTCTTCAGGTGTGCACTCGGGGATGAGATCCTCCTTGAGCGGGAGGGCACGTTTGATAGCAGCAACCCTATTGATGATCCAAGCTTCGGTCTCGACCAGCGACATCAATTTTACGTCTCGGGTTTCGACACGCTGCTGAGGGTATTTTGGGTTGGTCTTCGCCTGGAATTTCTGCCAGTCGGTAAAGATGAAATTGATCCGAATGAAATCCTCGGTGATCTTCGGAACCTTCTGCTTGGAATCGAGCCAACGATAGATCGATCCCTGGAGACGGTAGTCGTCATCTTTGACGCCGAAGGTCCAGGCGTAGGCACTGGTGCTCTTGAAATCGTTGACGATCCCTTCGGTCACCATGTCGAACTTGCCAGTGATCACATACCCGTCGAACTCGTGGAAGAGACGCTGTTCGATATAGACCGGGATGATTTCAGGATCTCTTTCGAGGTCTTCATCTGATGGGTTAACATGCACCCGTTCGATGATATCATCAGGATATCCAAGCAGCTTGAGGGCATTGGATCGATTGTGCTTCCAGGCTTTTTCGATAGAGTCATGGATGGAATGCCCCAGGGTACGGGCGATGTAATCCTGAAGATCCTTCTGGACGAATTCAGGATTGAGCCGTTGAGCCAACACATACTGACGAATGGGCTTCATCAGCGTAGTGGCTGAGATGATGGGCTTGTCGCTCTTCTGATAGTCGTACGTATCGTGAAGCAGCCAGACAGCCAGAGGCAGGGAGATCCCTGCGGTATTTGTGATTTGGACCACAGGGATTTTCCTTCTTGTCAGTTGTCTGTTTCGCGTTCCAAGGCCCTGAGAGAAGCATTGGCATAGTGCACACGCTTCTCGGCATCGTAGAGAGCCTTGGTTCCAGGCTTGCCATTGCCCAGACGAGCAGCGGCAGTACGCCAGATGGCTTTGAATTCACAGCCCTCATCGAAGGTCATGTTGAGTGCTCTGATGATGTCTTCGCACTCGGCCTGATAGGGAGGCTGTTCGACTCGTTGAGGGTGATTGACCCTGACCAGATAGTAGTTGGTGAATCCCCCGGTCAGTCGATCAGGAGGGCTGCTCATTCAGGTTTTCCTGAAGGATGGAGCCAGCCTCGAATTCACCTTCCACGAACGAGCCAAGGAAGATGATCGTCAGGATGCAGACATCCAGCATCTTCGGCGGGGCTTCGCTGCCCACACGACGATGCACCTGCATCTGAAGAGACTGCTGGGCAAGGCCGATAGCCTTGGCATTCATCTTGTGCTCCGCAGGCATCTTCAGGAGCGTATTCAGGGCCATTGCCTGGGGAGTCTGATTATCGCCAACAGGCAGGAAAGCCACCTGTCCAGCGATGAGGTAGTGATCCACAGGAGGAGAAGTTTCAGACATTTCAGTTCTCTTGGTTCGAGGTGAAAAGGCGAAGGATCTGATCTGCATCAGCCCCATTCGGGATCCCAATCTCAGTTTCCCAAGATGGGAAAAACACCGATAGCTCACCTGTGATCTTGACCTGATCATGGGCGATAATCGGATCTTCTTGCCATTGAACAGCTTTAACTAAGTGTTCATTGACATAAGCCAGGATATCAGGATCCTCAGGAACAAGGTAGTACTGAGCATCGTGAATCTGTGCACAGGGACGTATATCCAGGCGATACTGCTCACGACGTACCTTGCCCATGAATTCCGAGGCAGCACGACTGTTCAGGAGGCACCAGGACTGTCCCAGGGCATTGCCTGCGCTACGACCCTCAGCGGTGGCCTCAGAGGGGGTTTTCTTGGCTCCCCTGACGACCTGAGCCAGCAAGGGTGTACGAACCCGTAGACCGAATGCCGCAGTGACGTAACCGTCCTTGCTTGCTTGGTTCAGTTTATCTGCAACCCAATCATCACTGACCTTGTAGAGAACATGGTAACGTTCTTCTACCTGCTTGGCCAGTTCTTCAGTAAACTTATACTTAACAACCAAGGTTTTCCAGGTACCCTGATAAGTCAGGGTAAATGTAGGGTTCTTAGATTTGTCCCTGAGGGGTTTGTACTTCTTCTGGATCGAGTTGATGGACTCGACCGAGTTGGGGTCGATGTCAGGCATCTGCTCGGTGTAGTAGGCATAGGCACGGAGAGAGTGCCCATCATACCCATCGGTGTAGACACGGAGCTTGTTGGGATCTCGTGTGGTCAGTGCCGAGATGCGATCTTCCAGCGAAGAGAAATCCAGGCCGATGAACAGGAACCCTGGTGCTGCAACTATGCAGCTTTTGATGAGTTTAGCATACTTGCTGGTGGCAGGTAGGTTCTGAAGGTTTGGATCAGAGCTTGAAAGCCTGCCTGTGATGGTTCCGCCAAGAGTGAAGGAACCAAACAGGTAATGCCAACCGTCCGGTCCCTGCTGGGCATTTTCCAGTGCAGGGATGAAGGTCTCGTTGATGATGGCTACGCTGGCATAATCCAGCAGAGCATCTAGGAATTCCAGAACCGCTGGGTCTGTCGTGTGGTTCTTGAGATCTTTGAGATCGGCTGCCTTGGTGGATGGCAGACCGGTCTTTGTGACCATCAGCACAGGGAAGTCGAGAAGCTCATAGATAAGCTCTTGAAGCTGTGGTGCTGAGCCAGGGTTGAAAACCAGATCTGCTGGGGCATCAGCAAGCGTTACACGCTTCTTTTTGAGCTTCT